GTCCCTCTCGGCTACCCGGCGGGGAGACCCAATTAAGGGTCCATTTGCCGGACCGATAGCGCTCAGAATGCGCATAAAGACTTATCTTGGAGAGGTATCTCAATTAAGATTAAGGACTTGTTAGATCCCTAACCTCTTCAAAGGTGGTTTCTTAGAAATTGCTACCAACCGATCATATATCCAGTAGATCTTCCCTAAACGGAAAGATCTGTTTACAACAGCTTTCGCTGCTGTACTGGGTACTGATGGTCGATAGAACCATGCCATTATCGGATCGTCTTCCATTAAAGCTAATAAGAAGTCTGTACTGATATCGAGCCATGATTTTAACCATGGTCGACCAATTAAGATCTCCTCGACAATATCTGATTTTCGCTCTGTGGGTATTCCCTCAGGCTCAAATGAGAATTGCCATTTGTCCATTAGCTCATGGTGGACAATTGCTGAATCCTCTTGACCGATAGGTCGATGAGAATAAAGCGATGCCCACCAATAGAAAGGTAGAGGAAAAGGACCGGCAGGACACGACAACATCAGGTTGAAACGCTTCCATCTCCCTTTTGGGGGTTTGAAAGTGTTTGGCAACACTTTGTAAGACGCACCGAACCACCTAAATGGTTCGGACCGTCTGACATCTCTGAATGTCGTTATCCTGTCAACAAGTTGTCCGCAGGTGGAACGACGCATCACATATACTTCTTTGAAGGATATGGGACTCACGTTATTCCCCTGCCATAGAAATCTCTTCGCGAATTCACAAGAACCATTATTGGATATAATGGACTTGTGCTCCGAGATTGAGACCCCAAACATCTTGATCAATTCCTCATACACTGTGGCGACTTCGCGAGACCCAATGATTAAATCATCACCGAGAATCGCATAATCGTCGAACCAGCGACGCTTCGATAACCCTGCTTTCTGTGCACAGTACTGTACGAAAGCATGGTGAGTTAGAGCAAATGCTGCCCAAGATGAGTAAGCCCCTAAAGGCTGACCCACCGATAACGATACAGTGGTTTTACGCTTTAAGAAGGGAACTTCAAAAGGTAATTCCATTGCATATTGCCAGGCTAGCGCCATATTATGCCCAAAGAAACCTGTAAGGATACTTCCTTGCAAGAACATTGGGAATCTATCTGTCGCCGAGGTTAGATCGAAACTAAACAATTCTTTTAATTGCTTATTTCGCAACCTAACGAGGGGTTTGATCTGATCGAACGTTCCATCGTTGGAGATGCACTGTAAAACAGACATCAACCAATGATGCAACGGACGGAGCATCGCTTGTCGGATCGAGTCCAACATAGCGAACACTCGGACCTTACCTCCTCCTTCTCGTTTTAGCCCTAAAGTGCCCCATCTCTCTTTCTTCGGAGGTGACAGTACCGCTAAGAGATTCATGAATTTCTCAGGCGATACTGGTATTAACGGGGCCGTTGGTAGATTTATCAACCTTGGAGGATAAAAGATTCCTATCATTTTGAAGAACGTATTGTCTTCAGGACGACAGGTCTTAAAGCTTTCCAAGAGACTAAACAACCAATGACCAGCGTCAAACCTCAGAACATTGACAGATGTCCTAAGCGGCGTGTTTCGCGTATTAGGACCACCTGACCATGACGGAAGCCAATTAAAACCTAGTCGCACCTCAGTCGGGAAAACCGACCTCAGTGTTCCCATTGCCAAGCGAGGAAACACTTGTTCGAACCAAAGATAAATATCTTCAGTCACGTCATGTTCCCCTTTAACAAGGTTTGGAGTGTCGTAGACTTTCTCCTCTCCAGTTTGTTTAATTAGACCTCCCTTTTGCTCTATAGCCTTAAGGTTAGCTACTTTCTTGGTATCTATATATGTTCGGTAGAAACCGAACAATGTAAGATAACACCTTACGGTAGTTATTGCGTCTGGGCCACACTCTCGAATAATCTTGCGATGTTTCGGGAGTATAATCCTTGGCAACCCTCGGCGAGTTGTAGAACATCGGGGTCCGTACATCATCGGTTCATAAGGTGCATCACTCTGTGTATAACTTAAATAGTTATGCAATTGAGTTGATGCATTCTTAAGATAAGATGAACAAAAGCGAGCACCATTCTTTCTATAGAGATGGTGAACGCGCTTTGCGACTGTAAAAGCAGTTATGGACCACCCTTTCGTATACCTCCCAAGGACCACCAGCAACATCCGGTTAAAGGATGTTGACAGGCGGTGAAGATCTTCCAAAATCTTCTGCCAGTTAACGCTCACTAAGCGCTCACGAAAATCAAAAGTTTTCATAGTGCTTAGTGGGGGTTAATTCGATTCGACCTAGACAGTACTAACGCTGTAAAGGAGATGTGGCACCTGGGACTAGGTTAAAGGAAAGGTAGTTACCTAACTCGCCTCTTTTGGTGTTATTAGCACAATATCAATGTATTACTACACTGACCTGTGATAGTGCACCCTTGGAATTATATAATAAGCTTGCGCTCAGAATACATTCGACGGATGTCATCCCGTCGAAAGGTCCTCCGTTCCAGCGCATGGTTCAAATTAATGAACTCATGTTGGAGCGGAG